AGATGTTTGGCCATAATATAAATAACTCTTAGCCGTTCCAGAAGTTATAGTGGAAGTTATATAACCTATTAATAATAAATGTGCAGTGTCTGGAAATTTATAAGGAAAATAATATGTAATTTCAGAACCAGAAATACTTTCATATAGAGCATAAGATGTTCCAGGTGTAGCATCTGAAGTAGGCAAGCTTGTCTGTAATGATACAGTTTGAGTTGTAAATCCCTTTGATATTGTAGTAGCTATTGTAGCATTAGCGCTTCCATCAAAAGAAGCACTTCCCGTAACATCCCCTGTAAGACTTATAGTCCTTGCTGTAGCAAGCTTAGTAGCTGTAGCAGCATTTCCAGTTATATTCCCTGGTAAAGCTCCCGAAGAATTCCTTACTGGTATTGTGTTAGCTCCAGTGCTAGTGTTAGGACTGTACCCTGCTAGCTTAGCTGCGTTGCTTACTGTAGCAGTTATAGTAGCATTGCCACTCCCATCGAAGGTTGTGCTACCGCTAACGTCTCCTGAAAGACTAATAGTTCTGGATGTAGTCAACTTATTAGCATTAGTTGCTGTAGTCGCTGTAGCAGCATTTCCAGTGATGTCCCCAGCTAGTTTACCAGTAGAATCTCTGATAGGGATTGTGTCTGCTGTAGCAGTAGCCGACGGACTTTTGCCTCCTAGTTTGGCTGAATTAGTTACAGTAGTAGCTATAGATTTGTCAGCGCTACCATCGAAACTAGTGCTACCTGTAACATCCCCTGTAAGACTTATAGTCCTTGCCGTAGCTAGTTTTGTGGCTGATGTTGCTGATGTGGCAGTAGCAGCATTTCCAGTGATGTCTCCCGCTAGCTTACCGTTGGCGTCACGTACTGGGATTGTATTAGCTGTAGCAGTTGTTGAAGGACTATAGCCACCGACTTTAGCTGAATCTCCTACGGTTGTAGCTATAGAAACATTAGCCGAACCATCAAAGGTTGTACTACCAGTAACATTACCTGTTAAAGTTATTGTTCTTGCTGTAGTTAGTTTCGCTGCTTTAGCTACTGTAGCTGATATTGTAACATTGGAACTACCATCAAAGCTTGCACTTCCACTAGCATCTCCTCCTAGTGATATTGTGCGTGCATTAGCTAACTTTGTTGCTGTCGCTGCATTGCCTGTTATGTCTCCTACTAGCTTACCAGTGGAGTCACGGACGGGAATTGTTTCAGCGTCTGCTGTTGTAGAAGGACTGTAGCCACCGAGTTTAGCCGAATCATTGACTGTGGTAAGTATGAACACATTGGTGGTCTCATCAAGGGCTGTGCTGCCTGTAACGTCGCCTGTGAGGGATATAGTCTTTTTAGATAATGAAAGCTTAGTTGGGTCGTTTGTGGGAACATAGAGAAGACGGGCACAACAGCCAGGTGACATAATTGAATATACAACATTTATATAAAACAAACCATCATATATACTTGCCGAACCACCACCAACCGAAAAAACTTTATATCCACTAGTTTTTCTGCTTCCAAAAAAACCATCATGAAGTGGTTTAGTTGCAACACCAGTAGCTTCAGATGGTAAAAACATGAAATCACATATTTCAGACCATCCAATTGCATTTGTAAATCCATTTGTTTGAGATAAATCAAAACCTACATTGAAATATGGGTCTGTTTGTATAGAATCTTGGAAATCAAAATATGATATATATGCTTTACTGTTTGTACCATCAGCATATACATTAATTCCATCTAGATTTTCCTCCCAATTTCCCCAAAGATTTTCTTGTCCTCTATAAGTTACTGTATTATTTGGCGCCTGTCCCGATGAATTTCCTAATGATGAAGTAAAACCTGTAGTAGCGGCTCCAGACGAACCATCAAATCCTTGTCCTATCATACTTTGTGAATCAAACGAACCGTATTCAATAGCAAATAATAGCTGAGTTGCAGAGAATGCAAATATATCCATCAAATACCAGTTATTTCCACGATTTTTAGCTGCTTTTCTCAAATTGGCTCTAGTATCCTTTTTTATAGTTGCATTAGATGTTGAAGATAATTTATCATTATTCCAATCTATTCCTGTTGTTATAGAATACGTATTTGTTGAAGTATCATAAATATTGCCTTCATAAGCTGCTAAATATATATAATCGACAGGTTTTCTATCAGGAGTCCTAGTATAGAACGCAGGATGACGTTTAAACCCAGGTCTTGCAGTATCAGAGATATAGTAGCGTATTTTTTGGACAGTGAGCCCATCTTGCCCAGGTATTTTTTTAAACTTCAATGGCACCGTCTTGTACCAAAATACAGGCTGCTCAACCATCACCTGGACAGGAGTACCAATAGGATAAGTAACACCATTGACAACGAGCTCTTCTTCAAGCTTACCAGTCTCAGTAAATCCAGGCTCACCATAGTAAGCAAGACGTACGCCATCATCCGTTAAAATACATCGCTTACGCCCACCATACATGTTATATTGGTCAAAGTCTGCACCACCAGTCTTGCCTACTGCAGCCCCTAATCTTCTTACTGTGCCACTAGGAACATCCCATTCTAAGCCCAGTATGCCTGAACCTTCATAGCCTGCAAAGCCTATAACATCATCTACATCTTCTGATAGCTCTATTAGCTCTGCATGGGTAGCCTCAGCGTGACCCAAGACATCTCCTGGAAGCTTGCCATTAGCATCCCTTACTGCAACTTTATTAGCTTCTGCGCTTTGGCTTGCATGAAAGCCATCAACTTTATCTGCACTTTCAATTTGTCCTACTATGGTGCCTCCAACTATATTGCCCTCTTCATCCCTTACAACAACAGTGTTGGGCTCATTAGTTGTAGAAGGTAATAACCCTGCTAGTTTGCTAGCATTAGTAGCTGTAGCTGCATTGCCTGTTATATCTCCTGGAAGCTTACCGTTAGCATCTCTAACAGCAATATTGTTGGCAATAGCACTTTGGCTAGCATGAAAACCATCTACTGTATCTGCATTGCCTAATATATCTCCCGCTAATTTACCATTGGCGTCTCTAACAGGCACTGTGTTAGCTGTAGCTGCTGTAGAAGGACTGTAATTGTTAAGCTTTGTAGCATTAGCTGCGTGAGCAACACTAGCATTAGCTATATCTGTTATGGTAGATATAGTATGATTATGGCTATCATCAGCTACTACTGTAGTAATAGTTTTGTTAGTAGAACCATCAAAGGTTGTAGACCCTGTAACGTCTCCTGTCAGTTCTATAGTTCTCGCTGTAGCTAGTTTAGTAGCTGTAGCAGCATTGCCTAATATATCTCCCGCTAATTTACCATCAGCATCTCTTACAGGCACTGTGTTAGCGGTTGCAGTGCTTGAAGGACTATAGCCACCTACTTTAGCGGAATCATTCACTGTAGTTGCTATAGTAGCATTAGCTGTCCCATCAAATGTTGTTGAACCAGTAGCATCTCCACTGAGTGCTATAGTTCTTGCTGTGGTAAGCTTAGTAGCTTGAGCTGCATTATTGACTGTCACTGGTATAGTAACATTAGCACTGCCATCAAAGCTTACTGAACCTGTAGCATCTGTGCTTAATGATATTGTCCTTGGTGTGGTAAGCTTAGCAGCTTTAGCTACAGTAGTTGCTATAGTAGCATTGGCAGTACCATCAAAGCTGGCACTTCCACTAGCATCACCACTGAGTGCTATAGTTCTTGCTGTGGTAAGTTTAGTAGCTGTAGCTGCATTTCCAGTTATATTCCCTGGTAAAGCTCCATTAGCATCTCTTACAGGAACTGTACCAGCTACAACAGTTGCTGAAGGACTATATCCTCCTACTTTGGCTGAATCGTTGACTGTAGCTGATATAGTGGCATTAGCTGAACCATCAAAAGTTGTGCTACCTGAAGCATCACCACTAAGTGCTATAGTTCTAGCTGTGGTAAGCTTAGCTGCTTGAGCAGCATTATTAACAGTAGTTACTATTGTAGCATTTGCTGAACCATCAAAAGAAGCACTACCAGTGGCGTCACCACTGAGTGATAATGTTCGTGACGTCTTAAGTTTAGTAGCTGTTTCAGAGTTGCCTAAGATGTCTCCAACCAATTTGCCATCAGCATTTCTAACTGCTACATTATTAGCATCGGCGTTTTGACTAGCGTGAAAGCTATCTAAAGTATCAGCGTTGATACCTCTTAGATTATTCCAGGCAGTAAGACCATCTCCAACTTTGATTGTTTTTGTAGTGATATCAATTGCTATTTCACCTTCTTGTAATAGTGGCAGGTCTACTCCATTTAATTTTGCAACATTAGCTGTAGTTCCACGTTTAAACTTTATTACGTTTGCCATATTATTTACCTCCTTTATTCTTCTGTGTTTCTTTCTTAAAACTTTCTTCCAATTCTTGTTGCCACCGAGCCATCTTTTCTTTATCTTCTTCATCCATCGTTGCTAAGTAAATATCTTTAGTTAACTGCTCCATCTTTTCTTCAGCCTTAGGTGGAACCTTAGAGTCTCCAACATAGTAAAAGTATATTCCATTTCCCTTTTTAACTATGTGGAGACCCTTTTGTGATAGTTCAGTGGCAGCTATTGGTTTTTTAGTTCATCCTTTAATACTTCTAAACAAGAATCAATGACTTTTACTGCTTCGTTCATTTTTTCAGAGTCACGGTGTGCTTTAATTATATACACTCCAGTTTCTATAGCCTTGATACCCAAAGAATTCTCTATCTTGTTTCCATTGTTAGGAAGCTTTTTATCCAACAGCTTCAATAACCACCCTACTAACCATTCGGGTTTTAAGTAGCCTATTAACACCATGCCACCTATACTAATTAACGCTGTCAAAAGTGCACTCACTTT